CTTACGCCTTCTTCGTGCAGGACCGTCACTTCTAAAAGTAAAGGGTAAAGGAGCTACAGCAGGAGGAGTAGGAGTATCATCAGAAGACATAAAAGAAAATACTAAATAAACTATACTTAAAATAATTAATATAGGGACAATAAATATATACATAGAAATACAATATCTCAAAAAGGTTAAAAAGGACAGGATCTGGCTTATGAACATTGAAGGGCCAGAAGTGAATGCTAATAAAACAAAATAAAAGGTTATTAATTTATAAAAATAAAAATAAGGTAAACAAAACAAACATAGTAAAAGGACAAGAAACACTTTTTTCAGACTCGAATAACTAGGAGCCTGTATAACAGGGAGTTCTGTGGGTAAAGTTAAAAACCCAATTTTAACATCCGGATCTTCTTTATACTCAGATGCACGAGTAAATGGTTTGGTTAGTGCGCTAAAATAACTGTTCCTGGAGGCTCTTATTCGTTCACGTTCGGAGTATTTATCTTCCATGCGCTCTAATTGTTTTACTAATTTCTCCTCTTCTATTCTTTCCTTGGATTTCTTTCTTGGAGCAACAGGCCCAGTTGAAGTATTGATCATTGGATTACCTATGGTGGAGATGTCATCATCATCATCATTATCAACTGGTTTTTCTTTCGGTCGTTCTTTGTATTTCTTTTTCCTCTCTTCTAAATCTGCTCTAAACTTCTTCCTTAAGTTTTTGAAGAGTTCCGGGTTCTTCTCTTCAGGATTTCCTTTGTTCTCATCATCATCATCTTTCTCATCAAATGCAGCCTGAGTTTTCTCTTCAACTTTTTCTGCCTTTTTCTCTTCTACTTCCCCGTCATGTTTTTCGTCAAATATCCCTACTAGCTCTTCGGCTGTAGTCTCTTCGGTTCCTTCTTGTCCATGCTCTTTAGTCTCTTCGACACCTTCGTCGTCTTTGTGTTGGAATGGAGTTATGTTATCGACATGAAAAGGCTCTTGTTCTTTGAATTCATCTAATTCTTTTTCAGTAATTTTCTGGTGAAGTTTATGTCTCATTACACGGTAAGTGCTGAGGCCTTGAATTTCACGGATCAAGAGAGCTTGGTCAATGGCTTGAATATCATTTCCCCGAATGCGTTCATTTAAATGTTGTTCTACTTCTTCAGCTATATTGTTTAAATCTACTCTTGTCAAATCGGCTGGTCTTATGTTCCTATCAACACACATCTCTTTGACTTTACGTCGTTTCATTAACTCCCTAGTTAGATGTATGTAAACAGCATTTGTGGCTGCGTGCTGTTGTCTAGCTAATCTATCGCGTTCCTGCTCTTGGCCACGTCTTAATTGTTCGTTTGCTCTTCTAATTGCTCTTTGCTCGGCAGAGTAATAATGGAGCCAGGCACGGTATCGCTGACGGGCATGCCCAGTGATGTAATTCACAAACCGGAGCCAGCGGCGATAGAGAAAATTAGAGATGATCTGAGTAGCTAGCATGAATACAATCATATAAAAGAGAATAAAAAAAAGACTTGTGCCGTTGGAAATTAATATACTAAGAAATGATGCTTTTGCTTTAGGAGAATTTAAAGCTCCAATAGAGGGTTCAGAAATGTCAGTGGAATCATCATCATCGTAATCGTCTGAATTATCAGAGTTTTCCTCGCGTTTTATTTCCTGATGATATTCATAGAGAGGAGGCTCATAATTTGGGGTAATTCGATTTAAAATTTGGTTGAGTTTCTCGAGGCAAACATCACTAACAAAATCAACAATGGATGACAAAGTAGCAAGGACGCGTTCTTTGAGTGTAAGTGTACTATTTCTGGTTAAACGAGTATCAAAATTCCACACAAAATCTGTTGCCGATCTAATGTTC